ATAGGACTCCTCTACGAAGCCTGTATTTAGCGTGATGGCATCCCATGAGTTTACGTTGAAGGATTGGTATTTGCCGTCTACATAGTTCACGTCCGTGAAGCCGTCTGCATAGATGCTCTTTTGGTACGACTCCTGCGTGAAGTTACCACGCTCATCGCTACGCTTGAAGAAGGTGATGTAGTCGCTCACCCCGTAGCGGTTAACGAACTGCACCAAGTATGGCGTGTACTTCGGCTCGCATACCAGCTCAAACTCGTAGGTTTCTGCGTTCTCCTCGTAGCCCAGTTCTTCAAGTGCTGCACGCAGGCAAGCAAATCCCTCGCATACGCCACCATCAGCCTCTACCCGTGCCTTGTAGTTTACCGCTACGCTGTCTGAAATAAGCGATACTGAATAATCGGATGTTGGCAATACTCCAACGTAGCCCTCAATGTTCTTCGGGCCAGTGGGAATATAAATCACCTGCTGCGTGGTGGTCGTGTTTGTATTGGCAAAGCCAAGTTCGTCAGAAAGGACGTAGAAGTAGTCAGTGCCGTTTACAGTGTAGAGTACGCCATTGAGGTCGCTGTCGGTATTGTACAATGCACCGAGCGATTGGTAGTTCGTTTGCAGTACTTGCATCTTGCGGTTTAAGGCAAGACCCATCTGCGTAATAGGAGTAAGCTGCGGCTGGCCTTTGGGTGTCCATCCTTCCGTAACGAGAAACGCATAGGTGGTTCCTGTTGACCATACTGCCGTATCGGGTGCTGCTCCGTTGTCAGAGTACGTCCAATCCCCCGTTGGAACTATCCAAAGGGCTTCGCCTGTTTCTGACTCACTCGGGGCCACAATAAATGCCTTTCCAAATGGATGCTCAAACTCATCACGAACGAGGTTTGCTATCTCAAAGTTGATTATCTCGTCAATGGAGTAATCCTTGCTCAAAACATAGTTTGCGGTGCCTGTTGCTGCCTTTGCACCTGTGCGGATGCGCAGCGAGAGGCTCATCGCTTGCAGCTGGTCATTTGTGAGCGCATTGTTCTTGCCCGTAACAAAAAGCGGGCTGCGAGCCATCGCAAGGCTGCTGGGGGTGGCTATTACTGGAGTACTCATCGTGTGGTGAAGGCTTTAAAATCTTCTTCGGTTAGTTTGAAGGCGTTAACAACATCAGGCGGTAGTTTCTTGAACGCAATACCAAAAGGCGTAGTGAAGAACTTGGTCGCAGGAATACCCTTATTGTAGATGCTGCGGGCAATAGCGAACTGAAGGCTCTTGCGCTTCACAAAACGTCCCTTCTTATCTCTTACGCCATCCAATCCCTTTTTGATTACCCATTGGCTGAAAGCACTTGATGGTGGCATCTTGTTGGTGTACTTGTATGGAGAGCCTGCTGCGCTTTGATACGTGCTTTTTGCGCCCCTTACTCCCTTGTCTTGGAACTGACCATAGTCCTCCATATCAAAGCTCAGGGAGAACGAGTTTGGGCTTACGTTTAGGTTATACTTGAGCGAGTTGTACAATGCGCCTGTAGCGGTTCGCTTTTGGCGTGTGAGGTTTGCCTTCGCCTGCTGAATGACATAGCGAGCGAACTTGGTAAGCACCGATTGTACTAACTGCTGCCGTGCCATTTAGCAGATGCTGATTTCGGTGTTGGCAAGAAGCACATCAAACGTAGCCGTCCATCCCGCAAGCAGGTTCTCAAAACGCTCGCTGAACGGAACGCAGGTAGGATTGCCATCGAGTTGGTACAGGTCAGAATACAACTGCCCTCTGCGCAATTCGGTCACCACATCGTTGATGACGGCAAGCTGCGTGTTCAGGATGTCCTGCTCGTTGCTCGTGCCGTAGAACGGCTCGGCTTGGTCACGGGGATTCTCTTTGGTTTCATCTACCAAGTCCATACATACGAGGCTTACGTTCATCCGTACAATTTGGCCTTCAAATGTTGCTTGGTTGATGATGATGTGGCTCAACGGGAAGATGGTCTGCTTGTTCAGGTCAATGTCAAACAGGTCACCCGTAGTCACTACGTTGACTTGGCTATGGGCTTCAAGGGTGTCCTTGAGCTTTTGCGTGATGTCGTAAAACTGCCTCATTTTTTTAGTTTCTCTAATTGCTTTCGTTCAAGGTCATTTCGCTCTTTGTCAAACGTGAGAAGGGTGAGGCATTGGTGAACGCCCATTCTTCCCACATCTTCAAACTTTGTGACATCTCCTTGAGCAAGGTGATAGAACGAGGAGTACCATCCCCACTTCCTTCCGAATTGAGCTTCGTGGCTATATTCGTTTGCTGCTTCTCCAAAGAGTTCATCGTAGCGAGCAACAAGTCGGTTCCTAAACGATAAAAAAAAAGCGTTGCGCCCAATACAACATCCATAGGTGCTTGCTTCATCAGGTCGCTATATTTCTCTGCCGACTCGTACTGCTCAATGTCGTATCGCTTTCCTGCTCGCTGCGTGATGGGTCGGTACAATACCGCCATCGTCTTGTGCAGCTCGGATGTTGATGCCATATAGTTGTCAAGGTCAACGTACTCCCCAAAGGTGATGTCTTCCAGATTGGGGATGAACCCAAACGCTCGGTCACCTATGGTGAACTCCTGCTTGAGTGATGGCTTGGTGTCAAACATCTGATTCAGGCGGTTGACAATACCCGATAGGCTCTTGAACTTTACATTCGGCAGCTTGCTCAAGGGCACACCGCAGAATATCTCAAGCATCTTATGGGTAAGGAACTCCTCGTCACCCTCCAACCGTGCAAAACGCTGGTATTGCTCAAGGGTGATTTCAGATAGTGAGGTGGGTACTACGACCTTCAGTTCCATATTCAAATAACCTTTTAAAATTAGCGTATAGCATACCGCCCGTAGTTGGGCTTGGATAGCTTGTTGTATGTTGCGTATCGCATTGCATCAATGGCGTGGTTAAACGCATCTATGGGCTTGTTTAAGAGGTTGCCGTTCTTGTCTTCCGTCCACTTGTAGTTCTGAAGTTCCTTGATTAGGTTGCTGCTTCGTGGGGTGACGAACAGCTTGTGTCGCTTCAGCACGTCAATACCCACTATGACGCTATCTGCGCCCTTCTGCGTGGGTTTTACGTTCCATCCCATACGATGCAGCTCCTCAATGGATTTGGGTTCAGCAGAGTCTGCAAATACTTCCGTGCGCCTGTCAAGGTTTAGGTCTTTGAGGCGGTTGCTGATGTCGGGGTTGGTTAAACCAGTTTGATAGATGAGTTCATCGGCATACAGGTTGTCCCCTGCTTTGTACACCGCAACAAGTGACGTAGGGTCGTTCGTGTAACCGAAGTCCATTCCGTAGGCGAGCAATGTGGCATCTGCGGGGATTTCATTCATCCCGAACTGGAAGATGGTGGCACGGCTCATACCACGCTCACCCAAGCCGTAGATGCGCCAGTAGTCATCATCGGTTTCTTTCAGGCGTTCAATCTCTGCCTTTACGCTTGCATCAAGGAATGGGTTGTCCAAGTACGTGGTTTGGTAGAAGTCGCAGTCATCACGGGTTACCACCTTGTCATAAATCCAATGGAACGCATCCGAAGGGTTATAGTCAAGGATTGCCCTGCCTTCGGTACGCAGGATGAGCTGCTGCCAATCCTCGTACGTTAGCTCGTTGGCCTCGTTGATGTAAAGTAGGTCACGCTTGCGGCCTCGTATCTTTTGCGGCTGGTCAAGGCTGATAAACTCTACCAAGTTGCCGTTCAGGTAGTACTCGTGGTTTGACCTGTTATGGTACTCCTCTCGGTACAGGTCGTGGTGGCGTAGGATGTCAAAGAAGTCCCGCATAACCGAAGCACGAAGCGAGGGGAACGTCTTACGGCAAATGGTGATGGTCTTGTCCGTGTGTTGGTCGGTATAATAGAAAATTACCCAAAGCAGGATATTGTACGTTTTTCCGCTTCGGGTTCCGCCCTGCTCAACGACAATCTTCTTGTCGCTGCGCTTTAGGTGGTTAAATACCTTATTGGTCTGAATCTTCCCCAAGCACCTCAATTTGGAACATCTTGCCTGATGCTACCTCTACCTCTTGGCGTTCTATGTACCCACGCTTCTTGCCCTTTGTTTTTAGGTAGAAGATGGTAGCGGTTGAGTTGCCGTCTTTGATTTGCTTGTGGAGTTGGCTTTCTGCGAAGTCCAGGGCAACGTCTGATAGACCTTCAACTGCGGCACGATATTCTGCGTCCTCCTGCATCCAAAGGTAGTGAGTGGTACGCCCTATGCCTACGGCCTTGCAAGCAGCTGTAACAACGCCTAATGACTTCTCAAGGGCATCAAGCATTGCTCTTTTATGTTGTTCAGTTTTGTCCATACGGCTTGCCGTTTATTTTAATTTCAAGTGATGGGTCAAGTTTGTGCATTCGGTCTACAATCACTTGGCAGTACTTCGGGTCAAGTTCCATACCATAGCACTTGCGGTTGAGTTGGTGTGCTGCTGCCATTGTGGAACCACTGCCCAAGAATAAGTCCAAGACCTTATCATTAACTTTACTGCTTTTCCTTAATGCGTTTTCAATTAAAGGTATGGGCTTCATTGTTGGGTGTAAGTCATTTTTTAATGTTCTTTGAAACTCCCACACATCTTCTTCTTTAAATGATTCACCATAAAATATATTTTCATTATATCCATAAACAATTGGCTCGTATCTTCTTTTATAATGACCGCCACCCATATTGGCTTGATTCTTTTGCCAAATAATAATACTTTTATATTCTATCTGTAATTCTGAAAGTGGAATTAACAGTTCGTGAAGATTTGAGCTGCTGAATGAAATATACCAACCACCTTTTACATCATTAATAATTGTAGTTAAAATACATTTAATAAATTCACTAAACTTCTCTTTACTGTGTTTATCGTTCTTTATGTCTTCGTATTTACTATTCTCGGTCTTGAACGGAATTATCTCTCCATTTAAAGTTGTACTACTCATTGTGCCTTTAAATCCAATATTGTAAGGCGGGTCGGTAAACACCATATCCGCCTTCTCCCCATTCATCAGCCGAGCCACTTGGTCGCTATCGGTAGAGTCACCGCATAGCAGTCGGTGTTGGCCTATCTCTATCAGGTCACCCAATACGATGTCCGTTTGTATTTTGCTTGGTGCTTCGTAGTCATCCTCCTCCGCTTCAAGTACGGGCGTGGTGTCAAACGGAAGCTCAAGCCCCCAGTCCTCCAACGCCTCTACATCCCATTGGTTGGCGAGTAAGTCCCAATCCCATTCTCCAAAGCCTACGTTGTCTTTGATGATGAATTCCGCCTGTTGCTGCTCCGTTAGGTTGTCCGCTACAATGATGGGTACTTCTTTCAGTCCTGCTGCGATGCAAGCCTTCAGGCGCATATTGCCGCCAAGCACGACCATATTGCTATCCACTACGATTGGACGTAGCTCAAGCATTTCAGGGAACTCTTGGATGGACTTCGTTAGCTTCTTGAACTTGTCATCCTTGATGATGCGTGGGTTGGTCGGATTAGGAATAACCTGCGAGATGGGTACTCGTTTCATAATTAAATAACTCTTTTAGAAAGGTGGTGGTTGTGTGTTGCTTTTAGCATCTCCTTGTGTTGCTTTAGGTCACCGAAGGCGTTGTGGCAAGCACGGCATAGTGCCATCAAGTTCTCTATGGTGTCTGCCTCTTTGCTTCCACCCATACCTCGTGCTTCAATGTGATGAATGTCTACGGCCTGCGATTGGCATACCTCGCAAGGAATCCAGTCGGTGGTGTCGTAGCCCATTCCCTTCAGGTAGACCTTTGTGTGGTTCTTCATTCAAACGTGCGGAGTTCGTTGATGTTGTCCATATCAAATTTACGCATTGACTGGTATAGGGCTTCTGCTAAATCTTGGACTTGGTTGGGGTTTTCGTTTAGCCTCTTGATTGCTCCTGCCCATTCATAGCGGTTGTTGATTGCTATGCAGTTGTCTTTGGTGATGTATTGCAGGTAGGGTTCCGTGCGTGATACGATGAGGGCGCATTTGCTGAATCCTGCTTCTATCATCTTTAGGTGTGACTTGCATTTGGCGAACTCGCTTGTTGCTAAAGGCACAAGGCTAACATCAAAGTATTGGTACAGGCGTTGGTATTCGTGTGGGGGGAGCGTGTTGAGCTTGTGGTTAGCGTTCAGCATCTCGGGGTAGCCATCTACATCAGCAACGTAGCCTTCGTAGCCTGTGAGGTCTATTCCCGAGTTCTTGACATCTACTTGGTGGTGGTTGCCTCCGATGTATCCGAATCTTACTTGTTCGCTCGGCTCTCGCTCTATCTGCCAAGTGGGAACGCTGATGGCATTGGGTACTACTCGGATGTTGGTGTTGTATTTCCTAACCTTTGAGGCAAGGTGCTTATTGGTTACCCATACCTCATCTGCTGCTTTCATACTGCGGATGATGCGTTTCTTCATCTCTGCTCCAAAGAATCCGTTGAGGGGATGCGTTGGGGGCAGTACCCACCAATCGTCATTGTCTACGATTAGCTTGATGCCAGCCTTGCGGCACACCTTCACGAAGTCATCAAACGGCTCAACAGGAAAAGCCCGTGAAGCAAAGATGTGGGTGACCTTTGCCCACAGGTCGGGGTTGATGTCGGTTATCTGCTCAATGAAGTACACATCGGCATCCTTGTGGGCTATCAATGGAGCAAACACACGGTGGTAGTGAACGCCAGAGTTCTTCTTGTAGAACGCCAGTACAAAAGGCCTACTCATAGTGTTCGCCTGTATTGCCGTTCTGCCCGATTATGTCCATTCGCTTGTTGAGTTCTTCTTCCATAATCTCCCACTCCTGTTGTGCAGCGTGGGCAGAGCATCCACGAACCTGCTCCATCTGATTGCGTTCCCATTCACGCATTGCGTAGCGTTCAAGGTGTTGTACCCACATACGAGCTGCAACTGCCCTGCGTTGAGGTTTGAACGGATAGGTGCTGCGTAGCCTCGCCATAGCGATACGCATAAATTGTTCTCTCATAGGTTTAGGTTGTATGCGGTTAGGGTTTCTCGGATTAGTTCTCTGACCTTCTCGTAGGTCTTTATTTCCTCTTTGCTTGTTGATTCGGCTGGATGCTTGATTTTCGCCCGTAGGTCGTTGTCAATCTCCCACATAGCGTAACGCCACTTGTGTCCATTGACCGCCATCTCAAACTCTGTTTGCTCATCGGGTAGGTCGTATTCAAGTGTTGCTTTCATTTCTATGTGGTATTAAAGAAAAAAGACTCCGTTAATCAGGGCGGTAGCTTGCCGCTTACTGAAACCTAATGCGCCATAAGCGGGCGGAGTTCTCATTTCATTTTGTGTTAAAGGTTACTTCTTAAGGCTGTTCTTAATTACAAGAACAAA